CCCTGGTGGCGACGAACCCGCCAGGGGGGACCCAGGGGTCTTGGCCGGACCCCGCAGCCAAAATTGCGTTGTAAGGCGACTCGGCGGCTCGGGCGCGTCTCGGCACGTTTCCGTATGTTTCGCTGGAGTAAGCGGCGGCTGGGCTGTATATTGGTGTCACTTGAGCAGCTTTTGCGTTTTGTTACAGGAGGATTGGACAATGGCGGGCAAGAACTTTGTGTATTCGGAAGAGCGGGTGATTGAGGCGTTGAAGGAGTCTCGCGGGATTGTCTCTGCTGCGGCACGTCGGCTGGGGATGACTCGCAGGAACTTGACGCGGCGTGTGAAGGACTCGGAGAAGCTGAGAGAGGTGCGGGATGACGCTCGCAATGAGTTCTGCGATCTGGCTGAATCCAAGCTGGTGGAGTTGGTGGAGGCAGGGAACGTGCCTTCGGTGTTGTTTGCGTTGAAGTGTCTGGCGAAGGACCGGGGGTATGTGGAGCGGGCTGAAGTGACGGGCAGGGATGGCAAGGACTTGGGTGAGGTAGTGATTCCCAAGCGGGAGGTCACTTTGGAGGAATGGAAGCAAAGTCTGAAGCTGGAGAAGAAGAGTGCCTAAGAACGTCTGGTCGCCTCAGCCTGGGCCGCAGGGTGCGGCGATTCGTTCGGGTCCATCGGTGGACGAGTTGTTCTTTGGTGGGGCTGCGGGTGGGGGTAAGTCGGACTTTCTATTGGGTGATTTTCTAACGGACGTGGATCAGGGCTCGTCTTGGCAGGGCGTGTTGTTCCGACAGTCTCATCCTGCTTTGGAGGATCTGGTAATGCGTTCTCAGCAGTTCTATCCTCATCTGGGTGGAGATTTCAAGGTGGGGTCTTCGCAGTGGAACTTTCCTGGCGGTTCTGTGCTGAAGTTCCGGCATTTCGAGACGGTGTTTGACTTTGTGAAGTATCAGGGTTGGTCTTTGAGTTGGATTGGCTGGGACGAGCTTCCAGAGTGGTCGGATTTGAGTTGTTACAACCGGATGAAGTCGAGGCTGCGCGGTTCGGCTCGCAACAAGCGGATACGGGCGACGGGCAACCCTGGTGGGGCGGGTCATCGCGCGGTGCAGGATTACTTCCAGATCCCTTCGCGTCCGATTCCTTTGGATGAAGTGGAGCCGTTTGTAGATCCTGAGACGGAGATGGTGCGTTGTTTCATCCCTTCCAGGGTGCAGGACAACCGCAAGCTGCTGGATACGGACCCTGATTACGTGCGGCGTTTGAAGGGGGTTGGCGACCCTGAACTCGTGAAGGCGTGGCTGGACGGAGACTGGAACTCTCTGGTAGGGGCGTTTTTTCCGTGGGTTTCGCCAAAGGTGGAAGTGCCTCCTGACCAGGAGGACGAGATTCCCGGCAACTGGCCTTTGTTTGTGGCGCTCGATTACGGGGAATCGTCACCTACGTGCGCCCTGTTGATGGCGACGGACTACGATGATCGAGTCTGGATAGTGGGAGAGTACTATCAGGGAGATCGGTATGCGGAGGAACACGCCGTAGGGATTATGGACATGATTCAGGGCAATGCGTGGACCGGCGGGCGGTTTCCAGACCGGATCTACGCTCCTCACGATATGTTCATTCGGCGTCGATTGGACGAAGATCGTCCCAACACGGCAGCGGACATCTTCACGGAAGCTGGATTATACCTGACGCCAACCTCAAGCGATCATAAAGCGGTGGTGAACCGTTGGCGAGTAACCAAAAACGCTTTGACGCGAGGCGATCTGAGGGTCTATCGCTCTCAATGCCCGAATCTGTGCCGTACGATGCCTATCTTGCAGCGAGATCCTCGAAAGCCGGAGCTTATCAAGCCCAAAAGTGAGGATCACGCAGCGGATGCGCTGGGGTTGGGGATGTTATACGAGTATGCAGGTTCCCCTTTAACCCAGCCGGAGCAAGGTGGTCCGTTTCAGGCCAGGAACGTGCTGTCGAGCATTGAAGAGAAGGATACGACCAATAAGCGGTACGGGTAAGACTTGACATTTGGATTTGACACTGTGTAGATTGGGTACATGGCAGAGGAATCTAAATTAGCCGATACAGCTACGCCTAAATACTGGCGCAGGGCGATTGAGATTGGCAACAACGCTCGCAAAGAGCGCGTCAAGAACTCCAATCGTCTCTTGCAGCGGTATGACCTGGATTACAAGGACGCGATCAAGGGATTGGATCGCGTAATTCGCATATCCCGGTTTTATCCTACGGTTCGGGCGATTATCGCAAGCACGTCGTTTCACTATCCTCGCGTGTTCTTGCGAGTGGAGAACGACGATGCTGAACTGTCTTCCACGTTGCTGGAAAAGGTTGCCAACGACTGTATTCAGCTAATGGGCGTGAAGGAACACGTTCAGCAGGCGATCTTCGATGCTCTGTTTTACGGAGTGGGCTGGCTCAAGATCGGCTACAACCCTACCGGTGACGATTCGATTGCCCCGTACGTCTCCAACGACTCGATGAGGGACGATTTCCCTTATGTGCGTCGAATCCCCGCGCAGAACATTATAACTGACTCCATCACGCCTCCTCATATACTTGGCGAAGGCCGGTATATCATTGAGGAGCAGTGGTTGCCGTGGGAGTTCCTTCGTAAAGACGAACGCTACAAGAACCGCCGTCAGATCAAGCCAACGTCGATCTCTGATGACGATGCGGATATGCTTCGCATCAAGATCCCTGGCGAAGAAGGCGACGAAGAGTTGCAGTCGTTCAAGGACTCCATCGAGCATGGTCAGATGGTGCGGGTGTGGGAAATCCACGACCGTCTGCATCGGAAGCTGTATGCAATGGCTGATGGAGTGGACGGGTTCATCCGCGACGAACCCCATCCGTTCCTTCGCCAGGAGGCAGTGACGATTCCTGACCCGATCACTGGCGAGCCTTTGATGACGGGCGAGTTTGAAGACGGTCAGGGATACTTGGTGCCCGAGGGCTTCCAGTATATCCCGATCAAGTTTGATGCGTCAGGTGACGGGTACTGGCCGACTCCTCCGATTGAATACATCGAAGATCTTCAGAACGTGATGGTCGAGTCTGTCTCTCGTAGGGCTGATCTTCTAAAGCGGTTTCCGCGCTTGACGGTCTTGTCTCCGAATGAGGCCAAGAAGGAACCTCTCATTGCGGAGAAGCTGAAGAAGTCTTCCGATGGCGACCTTATCATTGCAGATCCCAACAATATCAGGGAGTTGCAGTGGGGCCGGATGCCTGACGGCCAGTTGGAACTGGAGAACGACGCGAGGATCTACGAAGAGCAGATCACGCTTGTCAACGAGTTGGTACAGGGCGCAAGTCCGCGCAGAACGGCGACGGAGTCTGCTCTGATCGCTTCTGCGGGCTCTGTAAACCGGGAGTGGATGCAGTCTGTCATTGGGGGAGCCTATAAGAAGATCATTACAGGCTGTCTTAATATCATGGGAGATCAGCGGTATACTCCTGACAACTTCGCAGTGAACATGGCCCGTGAAGGCCATTCTGCGGTCATGCAGATTGTGCAGCAGTCGGACTTTCTTCTTAACTTTATTATCAGTGTTCAGGCTGGCTCAATGCAGCCGCTGATCGAGTCCCTCGACAGGGAGCAGTTCGTGGAGTTGTATTCCATGCTGCAAGGCAACCCGATGGTGGATCAGGAGGAGCTTCTTAAGACGCTGATCTCTTCGTATCGGATCTCTGACGTGGACAAGCTCATTTCTTCCGAGGTGGACGCGGAAGCGACTCGCGCTGCCGAGTTGGAGAACGAAGGTTGGCTGATCAATGGTCAAGATCCTGGCGTGGACCCCGGTCAGGATCACCAGACCCATCTGGAGACGCACGGCGCGTTTTTCCAGCAGTTGAATCAGGAGTTGCAGTTGCTTGCTGCCCAGTTCGCGTCACCGGAGTCGCAGGCTCGCCAGCAGCAGTTGCAGGGAGCCGTTCAGGCTGCACAGGCTCATATAGACGCCCATATCCAGAATCAGGAGCAGCAGGGCGGCATGACCGGTGGCGGCGGCGAGCCTCCAGCGCGTCAGCCTACACCTGAAGGAATCACTGGTCAGGTCAGAGCAAGTGCCCAGGAAACAGCAGGCGCAGTGGAACGTAGCCCGGAGGACTTCGATTGATTAAGTACGCGGACTATCGGTGCGCCAAGGGGCACCTTCATATTGATGAGGAATTTAAGACTGAGATTCCTCGCAAGATTCCCTGTCATTGCGGATCAAAAGCTGACCGCATTCCTTCATTTAGGCGAATCCACAACACCCATTCAGGCGCGGGATACGGCAGGTTCGACCCGCAGTTCGGATGCGTTGTGGAATCATCTCAGCACCGCAGGGACTTGATGAAGAAGATGGGGATGGAAGACGTAGGAGGCACAGTGCGCGGCGTACCCGAATGGGAAATCGAGCATGAGGCTCCAGAAAAGAGTAATGGGCCTTCGGCGTTGGTAGCAGATTCGCTGGAGGATTTAAGTTCACAGTTGGCCGAAACCGGCCACGACACAGATTTCTCCTCTTTGGGAGAATAGGAGTAAAGCATGGCAGAGGACTCTGAACTTGTCGAAGCGACAAGCCCAGAAGCCCCGGTAGAGACCAGCGAGGCAGATTTCGCTACGGACCTGCTACCGGATAAGCCCACGGAGCCCGCAGGCGAGACATCAGAACAATCCCAGCCGGTATCACAGGAATCAACCACAACCGATCTGCAAGCAGACGAGGGTGGGTCATTGCGTTTTGCGGATTATACCCGCAAGATGCAGGACATTGCCGATCAACGAAGATCACTTGAATCGGAACAGGATTCTATCCGGCAGGAGCGGCAGCGGTATCAGGATATGTTGGAAGGAGGCTTAAATCAGCTTCAGACTGACGATCCTGTACAGCAACTGTATACACAGCTTGGTCCCGACGAGCAGGCGGGCCTTCGGGTAGTGGAGCAACTTACCGATCACAAGACCGGTGCATTGCAACACGCCATGAATCAGCAGGCTCAGACGATCCAGCAAGTACAGCAGCAACTCCAGCAGGTGCAGAGTTATCACCAGACACAACAGTCTACAAAGTTGAACCAGGAAGTCGCAGAAGCGCGGCAGGAGCATGGGGAGCTTGTGGATACCTATGGGCAGGTGATTCTGAAAGCCTATGGGACAGTAAATCCCACAACGAACGAACCCTATTCGATTTCGGAGTTGGTTTCGCTGTACAGCGGGCAAACGGCTGAAAAAACGCAGAATGCTCGCAATACGAACGCAGCGACGAAAGCGAAAAGCAAGCGCAACGGGGCTGTAAACCCAGGGAATACTTCGACACCTGTTAGTTCTGGAAGTTCCACAGAGGGTGAAGCGTTGGAGGCGATAGACAACCTCGGTTTGTAAGCAGATCCATTTATCGGAGTAAGAGAAATGGCTGCAACCAGTACTACTGAAACCTGGGATGCGGCATGGACTGCGACCGAACGTGCCAGAAAAGGGAAGCCGACTGATAATATCTTCGACTCCTACCCCACTCTGGAAGCGTTCAAGAAGTCTGGACTCGAAGTCTCTGACGGAGGCAAAGAGTTCCAGGTCAATCTGATGTACGCGAAGAACAGTGGTGAGTGGTTTGACGGATACGACACCCTGAACACGGATGCCGTTGACGGAATCACCAGTGCCTTCTTCCCGGTTCGCTATGTTGCCGTGCCAATTACCATCTCTTTCACGGAAGAGCAGGAAAACAAAGGCTCGCAGAGAGTCTTCAATCTCCTGAGATCCAAGACGGATCAGTCCATGCTCACGATCCGCGACGTAATCAACGCCGCGATCTTCGGAGCGCAGTCTGGCAAGTCGATGCTGGGTTTGCAGGACATCGTTGCTGACAGTCCTACCACGGGCACCGTTGGCGGCATCAATCGCGCTTCCAATTCATGGTGGCGCAACACGTCGAACTCAAGTTCGGCCACGTTCACAACTCAGACTGTCACTAACGTCTTTGACGGCGTTGACCGCTTCCTTGATGTCTGGGATGCGGTTTCTGAGGGGAACGACACTCCTACCCACATTTTCACCACGGCTGCGATCCAGCGGGCCTATCGCGAGGCTCTGTCTTCTGCGGGGTACGCTCGGGCCGAGTTGAGCGGTGCGTCCAGCCAGCAGTTCGCTGCGGTTGGCGGCACGGGCAACAGTGTGCCGTTTTACGGTGCGCCGGTGATTGCGGATCAGGATTGCTCCTCTTCCCACGCTTATTTCGTGAACATGAAGTATCTCAAGATCAAGCTGCTCAAGGGCGTGAACTTTGCGAAGACGCCCTTCAAAGAGGGTCCGAACCAGCTCGCCAAGGTGGCGTTCTTGGTGGTGGGCTTGCAGTTGACTTCTGACAACTGCCGTCGCCAGGGTGTAGCTACCGCTATCACTGGTGCGTAATTCTTATTCGGGGAGGCTCTGTTGAGCCTCCCCGGTTAACCTTGCCCCCAAGCCAATGGGGGTTCTACCCTGACGAAAAGGGGGAAAGGAACAAGAAGTGGCTACATATCGTAATAACAATCACGCCATCAATGGCATCGGCGGTCACGGTGCGGGCTCAACGACTTCTCAGGGAATCTATGAGGAGTCCTCGACGCCCAAGCACGCGATTGGCGAGAAAATTGAGTTGTCTGATGGCCGCGTGTTCCGTTATGGATACACCGCAGCCGGTATCAACGCTGGGCTGTTGGTTGCACAGGATCTTTCATCCACAGCTTTGGTTGAGTCGGATGACATCATCATCGCATCTGCTGGCAGATTCTCCATCTCTGCTGGCTCTTCAGCGATTCAGATCACCCTGGCAAGCATCAGCGAGAATGACTACGCGGGTGCCTTGTTGCAGATCACTGATGATGCCGGTGAAGGCATCCAGTATCGCATCAAGAGCAATAGTGCGACGGGCGCAACGACCAGCGGCAAGGTGGATATTGACCTCTACGATCCGCTCAAAGTCGCTGTAACGACATCGTCTGACATCGCTATCGTTGGGGGTTTGTGGTACGACGTACTCGGTGCTACCGCTGCTACTGATTACATCATTTCAGGGGTTACGCCGATTGCGTTCACCGCCAACTATTACGGATGGCTCCAGACTGCCGGGATTGCTACAATCCTTGCGGACGGGACTATTGCCGTTGGTGACAACCTGACGCTGTCTGACGGCGTTGCGGGTGCAGTGCAGCTTAAAGACGCAGAAACTGAACCTCTTGTCGGCTTCGCTTGCTATGCTCCAGATAACACGGGGCACGTTGGCGTGGTTCTTCAGGGATTGGTTGCGTAAACGCTTTACGAGAGAGGGAGCTTCGGCTCCCTCTCTATCAACACGAAAGGTCATTATGAGCGAAGCAAAGCGGGGCAGGCCCAGTACTAAGGAGATGGTTGCGGAAGCGATTTCAGAAGCCCTTCCTGGTATTGTCAATGACGCAGTGAAGGAGATTGTTCCGGCTGTGGTCGAGCAGATCAAGTCGGACCCCAAAGTGGCTGCGTCTGTTGTAAGCATGGCAGCAGAATCGCCCGAAGGCCGCAAGTATCTGGGCGTGGCGTCTTCTGACAGCCCTATTGATCGCCGCAAGAAGATGACGGATGACAAGGTGAAGCAGGCGGCTCTTCTTACGGACGGCGCAGAGCATGGCCCTGATTTCATGCCATCTTTCCCTGATCGGGTTACTAACAACCCTTCGCTTCTCAGGGCAGCCCAGGAGGCGTGGGCTGCTGGGAATCAGCGCGGGACGTTTGGAGCCCCAAATGAGGATGACGTGATGTTTGAAGAGGCCATGCTGGAGGGCGCAGTCGAGGCTTAAATGACGCCTAATAAGATCCTTGACATTGGACTCCGCAGGGCGGGCCTGACAGCAAGCTCCGCAGAGTTTAAGGACAACGGTCGAGAGTATTTCAACCTCGCGGCCAAGGATATTACGGGCCGTGTGCGATGGTCATGGATGTTTCAGGATGCGTCCATTACCACCTCAAACGGGACTCGTACATACTCGCTTGCAAGCGATGTGTTGGAACCGCTGTCTTTTAGGGATGAAACGGAAGATAGGTTTTTGCAAATCTCTTCAGCGTTAGATACGGACGTGCTTGACCCTGACGAGGACGAATCAGGGGAAGCACAGCTTGTAGTGCTGAAGAATTTGAACTCCAGCACGGGGTATTGGGATGTAGATATTTACCCTACTCCTGATTCCACGAACACGATCTCCTATCGGTATTATCGCTTTATTGAAGACTTGGATGCGGGGGGTGCCAATGACGCTACGGATTTGGCTCCCAAGTTCCCTGCGTGGGTGCAACCTGCTCTGATTCATGGAGTTGCGGGTTTGTATTTGTCTGAGTTGGGGTCTGTTGATTCGGCAAATATGGAGTTTCGCTTGATGGAATCTGTGATTGATCAGGCTCTGGAGCGAAATGCTCGCGCCTTCGTTCCCTCCAGCCGGATGTATGGAGAGCGAGGCGGGGATGGAATGTTCGCTTTTAGAGTGCAGGCAGGAACGCTGTCCTAATGAATCAGGCCATTCAATATGGTCCCTGGACAGGAGGTGTGGACTATTCTCGTCCTGCGGTGGATCTGCCTCCCGAAACTCTGACATCCATGTCGGATACGGAGATCCTCGACTCTGGGGCTGTTACTGACAGAGCCGGATACGATGAACACATCTCTACAGCGATTACTGGTACGCCTTCTGTAACGGGGTGTGGCAAGCATCGCTTCTCAGCGTCTGCCTCCAGAGTGTTTGCTTTCGCGGGAACCAGCTTCTGGGAAGACCACTCAGGGACATGGACGGATCGAGGCAGCGCGATCACGGTCACGGCAAACAAGTATTGGGTAACGGCTAATGCCGCAGGGACGCTGATTGGCTGTAATGGCAATGGGGTCAATGCACCGATTAAATGGACAGCCGCTGCTGGCAATGCGGCTGCGCTTGATGTAGACAGCAGATTCACCAGCGCAGGAACCTGTGTTTT